CGTGATGCACAATGGGAAGGTAAATTAGCTAAAGCGGATTCTTTAATAGAATCTCAGAAAGTTACTATTGCTGATAGTGAAAAATTAATATTAGAATTAGAAGAGTATTCTAAAGTAGAATCTGTTTTATCTGAGGCTAAAAGTAAACAAATTACTTTGTTAAAAGAACGTGATAAAACCAATGAAGAACTTATAAAAACACTTCAACCAAAATGGTATGAAAATCAATATCTTTGGTTGGGTATTGGATTTATTTTAGGAAAGATATAATGAAACCTGCTCCATTAAAAGAGGTAATAAAGAAACAGTACCTTATGTGTGCTAAAGATCCTGCATACTTTATGAAAAAGTATTGTATGGTTCAGCACCCTATGAAGGGTAAAGTTCCTTTTCATCTTTATGAGTATCAGGAGAAATCATTACAAACCTTTGAGGATCATAGGTTTAATATTATACTAAAAGCTCGTCAGTTAGGATTATCAACACTAACTGCTGGGTATTCTCTATGGATGATGACATTTCATAGTGATAAAAATATATTGGTAATTGCCACAAAGCAAGATACTGCTAAAAATTTAGTAACCAAAGTAAGAGTAATGCACGCCAATCTACCCTCTTGGTTAAAACAGAAATGCACAGAGGATAATAAACTTTCTCTAAGGTATAGTAATGGTTCACAGGTAAAAGCTGTATCAAGTGGTGAAGATAGTGGTAGATCAGAAGCTCTATCTCTATTGATATTGGATGAGGCCGCTTTCATTGATAAGATTGAACCGATATGGGCTGCTGCTTCTCAGACACTATCTACGGGTGGTCAATGTATTGCTCTATCCACACCAAATGGTGTTGGTAATTGGTTTCATAAAACTTGGGTAGGTGCTGAAGATGGAACAAATGATTGGAATTTTATTAAACTTCATTGGAATTTACATCCAGAAAGAGATGATGAGTGGAGAAGAGAACAAGATAAATTACTAGGACCCTCACTAGCTGCACAAGAATGTGATTGTGACTTTATAACTTCTGGTCAAACTGTTATTGATGGTGTTATATTAGAAGAGTATAGAGAAAGGCATGTTCAAGACCCATTAGAGAAACGTGGTATTGATAGTAATCTTTGGATATGGCAGCCGGCAAACTATACAAAAGATTATGTTTTAAGTGCTGATGTTAGTAGAGGTGATGGTTCAGACTATTCTGCTTTTCACGTTATGGACATAGAAACTATGGAACAAGTGGCTGAGTATAAAGGTAGAATGTCTACAAAAGATTTTGGTAACTTATGTGTTAATGTTGCTACAGAATATAACAATGCTTTATTGGTAGTTGAAAATAATAATATAGGTTGGGCTACATTACAACAATGTATTGATAGAGGATATGAAAATCTATTTTATACGAGTAAAGATTTAAAATATGTAGATACAGAACATCAAATAAATAACAGATATAGAACACAAGATAGAAATATGGTAGCAGGATTTGGTATGACTATGAAAACAAGACCATTAGTAGTAGCTAAATTAGAAGAATATTTTAGAGAAAAGTCGGTAATTGTTCGCTCAAATAGATTAATTGATGAACTTTTTGTATTTATATATAACAACAATAAAGCCGAAGCTATGCAGGGGTACAATGATGATTTAGTGATGAGTTTTGCTTTAACTCTTTGGGTAAGGGATACTGCGCTGAGATTAAGAAATGAAGGTATAGAATTAACTAAAAGAACTTTAAGTGGTGTAGCATCACAAATGATACCACAAAAACCAACTAATGAAAATAATTCTTGGGAAATAGAAGTAGGGCCCAATGGTGAAAAAGAATCATTAGATTGGTTAATTAACTAAGAGGTAAAATTATGGCAGATACAGATATATTTTCAAGATTAAAACGATTGTTTTCTACTAATACAATCGTTAGAAACATTGGTGGTAAAAAATTAAAAATTGTAGATACAGGACAATTACAATCTAATGTACAATCTAATTTGGTTGATAGGTATTCTAAATTATATTCTAATATGCAAAATATAGGATATAATGATCAATTATATGCTCAGCAGCTTAGATTAGGTTTATTTAGAGATTATGAATCTATGGACAACGATTCTATTGTAGCATCTGCATTAGACATATACTCAGACGAATCTACAATGAAAAATGAATACGGAAAAGTTTTAGCTATACAAACAGATAACAATCAAATTTATGACATTTTACATAATTTATTTTACGATATATTAAATATAGAATTTAATTTATGGCCTTGGGTTCGTAATATGAATAAGTACGGTGATTTTTTCTTACAATTAGATATTAGTGAAAAGTATGGTATAACTAATGTTACTCCGATGTCTGCATATGATGTTGCTCGTTTAGAAGGTCATGATCCTACAAATCCACAGTTAGTTCAATTTCAATTAACTCCTCATAGTGCTGGTAACAATAGACATACGGTAGATAATAAAGAACCAAAAATATTTGAAAATTACCAAGTAGCTCATTTTAGATTACTATCTGATGCTAATTATGTTCCATACGGTAGGTCACAGTTAGAAGCTGGTAGAAAAGTTTGGAAACAATTAACCCTTATGGAAGATGCTATGTTAATCCATAGGATAATGAGGGCGCCTGAGAAGAGAGTGTTTAAGTTAGACATTGGAAACATACCACCTGCTGAAGTCGATAACTTTATGCAACAAACAATTAACAAAATGAAGAAGGCTCCTGTTATCGATGAGAAAACAGGCGACTATAACCTACGATATAATATACAAAACCTTACAGAAGATTTCTTTTTACCTGTTAGGGGTGGGGATAGTGGAACGAATATCGAAAGTTTGGCTGGTTTAACTTATGAAGCAGTTGAAGATATCGAATATTTAAAGAACAGACTTCTCGCATCTTTAAGAGTTCCAAAAGCTTTCTTAGGATATGAAGAGGGATTGGGTTCTAAGGCTACATTAGCTGCTGAAGATGTTAGGTTTGCAAGAACAATCGAAAGAATACAGAGAATTATAGTTAGTGAATTAACTAAAGTTGCTGTAGTTCATCTATATGCTCAAGGCTTTAGAGATCAAGAGCTTGTAAACTTTGATTTAGAACTTACAAATCCATCAACAATATACGAACAAGAAAAAATAGAGTTATGGAACAATAAAACTTCTCTAGCAGATTCAATGTTAAGAGATGGGTTGGTATCATCAGAATGGGTTTATAAAAATGTTTTTAATTTTACAGATAAAGAAATTAAAGACAATGATGAACAAGTAATTTTCGATTATAAAACTAAGTTTAGAAGGCAGCAAATTGAAGCAGAAGGTAATGATCCTGCTAAAAGTGGACAATCACAAGGCACACCATCGGATATGGCTATGGGTAGAACAGGTCATGAGTTAGATGATGAGGGCGGTTCAGAAGAAGGTGGACAGCCAGGTGCTGGAAGACCTAAAGAAGCTAATAAATATAGTAAAGATAGTGGTGTAAGAGGTAGAGATCCATTAGGAGCACATGATAAAAAGATGGCTCATGGTGCTGTAGCTACTCATCACTATGAAACATTGTATAAACATTTAGGTAATGGAGCAAAATCTTTATTATCTGAGTCAAATGAGTTGGAAGAAGAGTATAAGACAGAAGTTTCTTCCATTAATACTAACAAAAATTAAGTAATCATATATTTATATATGAAGAATTGTAAATTGATTGGAGTTTAATATGAGTTCAAATACAAAGCACTCAAAAATTCGTAATACAGGTATATTATTTGAATTATTGACGCGACAAATAACAGTAGATGTACTTAATAATAATAAAAATGCTGAAGCTGCTAAAATTTTGAAGAGTTTTTTCAATAAAAATACACAATTGGGAAAAGAATACGAATTATATAAGGTTTTGACAACAGAAAACTATAAATCTGAAACAAAAGCCCAACATTTAATAGATGCTGTTATTAAAACTCATCAAAAATTAAACAGCACTTTTTTAAAAAGAGAAAAATATAATTTAATAAAGGAAATTAAAAAAAATTACAACGTAAATGATTTTTTTATGGCTAGAATACCTAACTATAAAGTAAATGCTTCGATTTTTAAGCTATTTAACTCCAATCAAACACAAAATCCAGCAGAAAATACAAAAAATCTATTTACAATAGTAGAACATATAACAAGAAAGACAATTTCTGATGCTAAGAAGCAAAAAACCATAAATGAAAGCTATAGAAAGCAAGAAAAAGACTTGAGACTACTAGCATACACTATATTGGTGGAAAAATTCAATAAAAAGTATAGTTCTTTAAGTAAATCACAAAAAAAACTACTTAAAGAGTATATAAATAACATTTCTAATACAAATTCTTTAAAAGAGTTCATAGAATCTGAAACTGTTAAGGTTACTAAAAAACTCCAATCAATGTTACCTTCAGTTGATGATAAAGTTACAAAAATAAAGCTTAATGAGGCTGTAAATCAAGCAGATACTTTAATGAAAGGTAGAGTTGTTGAAGATAAGCAAGTAGTTACACTAATGAGATACTATCAATTAGTTAAGGAGCTTGAAAATGTCAAATCAAAGTAAACTCAAAGAAATAGTTCGTAAATTAATCAAAAAAGAAGTAGAAGAAGCTTCTACCTCATCTGCCACACCTGGTTACCAAACTCCTATGGCTTTTAGTGGTGGTAGAAAAAAAGATAAAAAGAAAAAGAAAAAGATAGCTAATGCTGCAGGATATAGTGTGGTTAAAGAAAATATAAATTCAAGCGGATATTCACAACTTAAAAAACCGCTTCATGGTGCTACCTTAGCTATAAAAATTTTAAATAGAGCTTTGAAACAACAAAATGATGATAAGGTTGTAAGTGAAATAGAGTATCTTTTTGAAAAGGCTGAAGAAATGCTGAAGATAGTAGAGGATAAAAAGTACAATGAATCTATCAATGAGGGTAAATATCACGACTACAGAAATGATGAGTCAAAGACTCCAAAACAAAAAATTGGTCGTTCTATGAGAGAGATTAGAGATAGTCTCAATAATTTAGATAAATTAGTTAAGATGAATGTTCGTCTTAAAAATGAATTAAAAGTGGATTCACGTTCCTATTGGAAGAATACACATAAAGCTTTAAACAAAATAAGTGAGAGGTTAGTAAAACTAGCAAATAAAGTAGGGCAGTTACAATAACTGGAGTCACTATGCCGTTTGAAGATAAAAAGAAGTCCTATATGGACACGCTTTTTAGTATTTCGACTTTGCTGAAAAGATGGCAGGTTGAAATATCTAAAAAAGATATAGATAAGAATTACATGATTAGGAGGCTTGGCCAATGGATAGAACAATTGGAAAGTCTTAGAACTGAAATTATGATGGAGAAAGACTAATGAAAATGTTAGATTCCTATAAAAAAATGGCACAATCATTAATGATAGAGGCTGACATCGATGACGAAAAGATGATTAAGTACAAAGATAAAGATGGTGAGTCTAAAGAAATGAAAGCTGGCTCTGCCAAAACTATGGAAAAAGATCATCCAGCAAAAATTGCTTATGATAAAATGGCTGACAAAGGTGCCGCTGATAGTGAAAAAGATTCTGGTAGTAAATTAGGTGGTGGTGATTTCGATAGAGATGGTGGTGATGAGCCAGATATGGATTCTGATGATTATGGAGATGATGACGATATGGATGATGACAAAGGTGCATCAGAAAAAGAAAATGAAAACATTGAAAAAGAATTACAGGATATTGCAAAAGATAAAGGACTAACAGTTGGTTCAGAAGATGCAAATCACGGTGGTGAGATTCATGGATTGGTTGGTAAAGATGATGATCCCGATAATGTATTAGGATTTCACGCAGCTCCAAAATTTGATGACGATGGAAATGAGACTGGTGAGGTTCAGTATGCTATAGAATTGGGAATGGGATCTTCTCCAATGTATTTTGATAGTAAAGAAGAAGCAGAAGAAGCTCTTAAAAAAATAGTAGACGATCAAACAGTTAGAGATTCTATGGATGGTGAAAGTGATCCTCCTGGTGTTACTTTAGCAGACTTAGATGATCATGTAAAGAATGTATTGAAATCCGATGATGATGAAAGTAAACCAATACCTGCAGCACCAATGGAAACCAAAGTAATCAATGGTGTTAAGTATAGAGCAATAAAAGAATCTAAGAAATCAAACAAACATATTTTAAAAGAAAATTACGATAGATTTTTCGGAGATAAAAAATGAAACAATTAATAGTAGATTACCTACCATTTGAAATACAGCCTTATCAAATAAGTGAGGCTATGAAAGAGAACAACGGAAAGCTTGTTGTTAAAGGTGTGTTGCAAAGAGCAGATACCAAAAATCAAAATGGTAGGGTTTACCCTAAAGAAATACTAATGCGTGAAGCTAAAAAGTATTTTGAAAATTTTATTAATCAAAAGAGAGCTATGGGTGAGTTAGATCATCCAGAATCTTCTGTTGTTAATTTGGCTAATGTATCTCACAACATAACTTCTATGAAGTGGAACGGTGACGATTTAGTAGGAACAGTTGAGGTGTTAAATACACCATCTGGAAATATATTAAAAGAATTATTTAAAGGTGGGATTAAATTAGGTATTTCTTCGCGTGGTATGGGTTCGGTTGAACCAATGAATGAGAATGGTGCGAGTGAAGTTCAAGATGATTTTGAGTTGATTGCTTTTGATTTTGTCTCAAACCCATCCACGCACGGTGCTTTTATGTATCCAATGAATGAGAGTGTTGATAAAAACATTTCAGTTCGTGATACCAAATATGGAAAGGTTGAAGCGGTGATCAACGACATACTTAGGGGATAATAATGAAACTAAAAGATTTATTAGTTGAAAAGGTAGAGCTAGATTCAAAGATTGTCAAAAAGATAGCCAAACTTACTGATTACAATAATCATAATGAAGCTAGACTTGAGTTAGCTAAAGCGATGAAATTGAAAAATTTGGTAAAGTCTTATGAGGCGCTTATGGTATTACATATGCAATTTTATGATATGAATGATTTGATGAGTGCTCGAAATAGATTAGATAAGATGTTAATGACTGGCGCAGAAAGAAAGTATAGTAATTACAAAGATATTTACAATGCCTTCTAAATCCCGTCAACAACAAAAGTTTATGGGTATAGTTAGGTCAATACAAAAAGGTGATGCGCCTGCTGGTAAGTTTTCAAAAGCAGCTCAGAAAGCTGCTAAGTCTATGAAGAAGAGTAGTGTAAGAAAGTATGCTAAAACAAAACATGGTGATTTACCTAAGAAAGTAAAAGAGGAAAAGAAAAGAGACTATAAAGACGAATACAAAAAATTTCAATCATCTCCAAAGATGAAAAAGTACAGAGCAGAACTAAATAAGTACAATCGTAAAAAGGGTACTTATGGAAATGGTGATGGTAAAGACGCATCACATAAAGGGGGAAAGATAGTGGGCTTTGAGTCACAATCTAAAAATAGAGGTAGAGCAGAAAAGAGTAGATTGAAAAAGGAATCAATAAATGAAAGAGAAATGTCTATCAAAGATGCATATAAGGATTTGGTTAAAGACCACGGTGCTAAAAAGGCTCTAGATATATTAACTAGTGTATTAACTGGTGGTATTGGTTTTGAAGATCCTAAGAAGAAGAAAAAATTTCAACAAAAGTTATTAAAGAAAATGACTACAGAAGCTAAACTAAATGAGAATCCAGCCGCTATCGCTGCTGCTCAACGTATGGTTGTTCAAAGTAGATCAGGTAAGGTATCGGTAAATACTGCTCGTCAATCCTCATACGCTAAAAAAGATCCCTCAACACATAAGAAAGCTAAAAGTATGTGGCAAAGAATTAAAGATAAGTTTTCTAAAAAAGAAGTAAAGGAAGTAACCTATCAATTTAAAGGATACACTAATACACAAATGGATGAGCTAGATGCTATGTTAGCTAGAGCTGGAGTAAAGGGAACTCCTGATTTTAATAAGATGACTTACACTACTAATAGGATTAGTAAAAATTTAGACACCGTTGTAAAAAGAAAGGGTGGGAAAAAAATCAAAGAAGGAACCTGTGGATATGGTATAGATGGAAAGTTAGGTAAAAAGCCAGCTGGACCAGATTTATTAAAAAAAGATGATTTAGAAGAATCCAAAGATCCAGACATAATATCACAATTAAGAGGTGTTTTAAAAAAAGGATATTCCTCTGTAAAAGATCCTGTATCGGGTAAGAAAATGAAAGTCGATACCTACACAGCTTCTGCTATAACAAAGGTTTACGATGCTATTAATACATCGAATAAAAAGAAATTTTCAAAATTACCTTTATTAAAAATGCAAAGTATTGCGATGAGGTTTGTAAAATGATTAAGTTAAAAGATTTATTATTTGAACATCCTGAAGATTTTATCGATGACAACGTTGATGAAATAGAATTACTTTATAGAAAAAAGAAATACTATAATGAAGCAGCCGATCATGAGGGTAAAATGGCAAAAGCTCAGTTAGAACGTTCTATGAAATATGCAAAAATGATTTACAAAATTATTCAAAATGTTGATAAAGGTGGAGATGGCGGGGTTCAGTTTCCTGCGTGGGTACAATCCAAACTAACCAAATCTATGGATTATTTACAATCAGTTTATAATTACTTAGATGGTAAGGATGGCTTGGAAGATAAATTTCAAAAATAAAATTTTAGAAATGGATATTTATATCTAAGGAGAATAAAAATGGCTAACATAAAATTAAAAGATTTATTAAAAGAAATGGCAACAGCTGGTGGTGTTGTTTCTAATAATCCTTGGTTAAAAGAAGAGGATGATACTCCAAAGTTTAATGTTAAAGAATTAGTTAGTTCTATAGGAAACTACAATTCTTTAGGTGAAGGAATTTATGGTAAGGGTAATCTTAAAGAAGTTGCAGAAACACTTTCTAAAATCGCAGAAGGTGCTGCTCAGCATACATTATCTGAAACAGAAGATATGTTTGACAAAGTTACAGTTAGCCGTAACATGAAAGAACTTACAGGCTTATCTAAACAATTTGAAAAGGTAGCTGGTGAAGCTAATGCTCTACAAGAAAGAATGACTGGACTATATGAAGATATGGGAAATATCTTAGGTAGATATTATTCAATTAATGAAAAGCATGTGCCAG